CATATTCGACTGCCGAGAGCTGGTAGCTGCTGATTATGGAGCACCGACCACTAGAAAACGATGGTACGCGGTGTTCCGGCGGGACGGAAAAGAGATCCGCTGGCCAGAACCAACGCACAGCCGAGAAAACACCGGTTTAAAGCGGTGGAAAGAATGCGGAGACTATATTGATTGGTCTGACCTCGGAACGTCGATATTTGACCGAAAAAAGCCGCTGGCAGAGGCAACACAAAAGCGAATAGCCAACGGGATAAAAAAATATATCATCGATGCACCAGAACCGTATATCGTAAAAAATAAAGATGCATTAGCCTTTATCATCCAATATCACGGAGAGACGCGGGACGGGGACTCGAGAGGGCAGCTTTTAACGGAGCCGATCAAGACCATCGACACTTCAAATCGATACGGCTTGGTAACTGCATTCATCACAAAATATTATAAATCCGGCATCGGGCAGGGATGTGACGAGCCACTGCATACCATAACGACTTCGCCAGGGCATTTTGGACTGGTATCTGCGTTTCTGATCAAATATTACGGTGCTGGATGCGGGCAGATGCTCGACCATCCGCTCGGGACGATCACCACAAAAGACCGGTTCGGATTGGTAAACGTGGTTTTGAACATCAAAGGTGAAAAATATATCATCTATGACATTTTCCTGCGAATGCTGAAGCCGGAAGAACTGAAACTGATGCAGGGATTCCCGAAAGATTATATTATCAACCGGGATTACAACTGGAAAAGCTATCCGGTTGCAAAGCAAGTGGCACGGATCGGGAATAGTGTAGTGCCGATTATGGCGCAGAAACTGGTAGAAGCCAACTGCCTATATCTGAAAGTAGGGGAACGGGTGCCGAATCTGAATATCGACGATGGTCAGGGACAGTTGAGGTTTGCGTAGGAAGTGAAAAAATATGCTGATTCCAACGGTAAAAGCGAAAGAATTTGAAAAATTTGGTTTTAAAAAATGCAAAGGAATATCGAGTGACCTCGAATGCTATTATCTGTGCGTAGCAAGAGGAAAAAAGATGCTTTTTGTGAGTAATGTATACTTTGAGGTAAATGATTGGATAGATGATGACCCGAGAATTCACGCGAATCCTAATTGCAGGTACAGAAGCAGAAAAACAAGCCTTGATATTATTTACGAGCTGATCAAAGCGGGGATGCTGAAAAGCAGTTTTGAAAAAGAAAGAAGGTGAAACCGATGGAGCAGTACAAAGAAGACAACTGCCCATACCTAAAAGTAGGGGAGCGGACTCCGTGTAACGGTATATCAAGCTCTTGCAGAGGAATACGTATATCAAATGCCAGAAGAAGAGGAGGAAGAAGATGCTGATTAGAAGACAGGACAAGAAAGCAATCTTCAATATTGATACTTGCAGAGTGCTTTATGTGGCTGAGACGGTTGGAGGTTGTTTTAAAATCTGCGCAGACCAATTCGAACAGCTTGGAACTTACAAAACAGAAGAAAGAGCGATGGAAGTGTTGCATCTGATTGCAAAACAGAGCGCACAGTGCAAAGCAGTAGAGATTCTGTGTGGGCCGGTACATGAGGGACAAACGCAAATCATGGTTTTGTTGGCGGAAGAAATCGAAAAAGCTTGGTATATGGATATGCCGGAGGAGTGAAGATGGGAAGAGTGAAAAGACTTACAGAAGATTCTTTTGACGGTACCGCACATATTAAGCTGTGCGGTACCAGTTGCCCGTACGACGGGGAATACTGTGCATCAGATGAATGCCGAGTACTAAACGAGGTAGCCGAAAAGTTGGCGCGGTATGAGAGACTGGAAGAACAGATCGCGGAGTCGGCAGAACAATATATACAAAAAGGAATTGCTATGCCTTATGCTGTAATTCCAGAAGTGACAAGAGGAGTAGTTAAAACGGTCTTTGAAGGGTTTGGAGGAGGTGAGGAAGAATGAGTAGAGCATACAAATGTGACAGATGTGGCGCACTGTATGAGCCGTATGAGGGAGAGAATAGATATGATGTATTAAAGCCAACTAAAGTAATGATTAATTCATTAGCAGAAGATATACTAAATGTATATGACATTTCTGTTCCGATTCAGAATATTGGTGATATTGTTGAAATATTAGGTGGTACTATCCAAAAAGAAACTTCATTTTCAGATGGCGCAGTTGAAAAGGAAGGGGATGGATTTAGGATTATTGTATCCCCATATCAAGACGAAAAAAGAGAAAGATTTACAATTGCGCATGAATTAGGACATCTCTTTCTTCATATGGGATATAGAACTAATAAAGAGTTATGGGCAAGACAAGAGAATAACATTTATCATCGAATAGGAAGCTCCGAAAAAGAATATCAAGCAAATGAGTTTGCAGCAGCTTTTTTAATGCCAGCATCGGAATATCTTACAGTTCTTAAAAGGATTGCGGACGGTAACGTAGTAGATACTTCCAAGATTGCAGAGTATTTTAATGTGTCGGTAGAAGTTGCATCTAATCGAGGAAAATTTTTGGGGTATTTAAGATGGTAAAAGAAGATCAGACATTAAGTAAATATAGCAAGCTAATTGAAGACTTAGAAAGCATGAACTTGGATGAAGAAGGAGAGAAAAAATCAAAATGACAAAAGAAGAACTTGTGATAGGGAACAGGTATAAGATCCGCCGCCCGTCAATCGCGGATGGCAACGTAAATTCGTATCAGTGGAGTGATGCAACTTTGGTTGATATCTCTACACATATTGCGGTATTCAGTGTGGGAGAGTATTGCGTCACCTACAAATTCTGCCAGTTAAGAGATGAGGTAAAAGAAGCGTAACGCAGAAAGGAGCTGCACCATGAGCATTCGTGGCACATTTTTGAAAGATTACGGGATTTCGAAAGAACTTGGGGATAAGATCGTATCATATTGCAGAAACGCGCACGACTACGACCAGAATCTTATCTTACAGGCCGCAC